CTCCATGTTGATGCCGCCGAACTCGTCGCATAAGCCAGCTTGGATGCCAAGAGCAATGATTTCATCTTGTGGCTTCTTCACAGCCACCCACCTTGTGCGGGTGCGCTGGATGCGCTCTATCTCTTCAAATGCTTCATCTTCAGGAGTTTTCATAGCAGTGCCTCCGGTACATCAGGTTGTGGTTTAGGTTGCTTACGGTTAAGTTGTCGCAGTGCATCACCAGTGGCGCGTGTGAAAGGCCACCACTCGTTCCACTTGATCTCTTTGGGTTTTTTACGTAGGGGTTTGGGTTGTTTAACAGTCTCCATAGCTTCTCCCGTATCCTGCTTCGCAGTTCAAAGGTAACTCCAACGCCCATTTGGGGCGTAGCCGCATACATAGCTCTACATATTCCTTAGCAGTCTCAACCTCGTGCTCGGGAGCGATACAAGCAACCGCATCGTGCACGGTCATCACAACTTTGTATTTCTTAGCCACCATGAGCATCTGCTCACCAATGATGATTCGGGCTAGGGCTTGGCAAACATTCTCAATCATTTTGCCGCCATAGATTCGGTTCGGTATGACTTGCTTGCCCTTTTTGGTGTCGTACACAATCTCGGCTTTGCCCTCCTCGCTTTCATACAGGCGCAAGTTGGGGTAGCGAATGTACAGGCCGTTGGGTAGGCGCACACCGTCTTCACCTTCAACCTTGAGCACACCAGCTCGACCTAATACAGCGTGCTGCTTCTGAAGTATGGCTTTGAGCGCAGTACCTGCGTTTTTCCACAGCTCTGTGATCTTGGGGTAGGTCAGCCGATAGGTATCAATGATGCGCTTAGCTTCTTCGACTTCAACGCTGACGCCGAAGTTCTTAAGTTGCGCCTGAAACTTCGCCGCGCCCATGCCGTAGCCCGCTCCAAGAATCGTCGTTTTACCGACAAACCGCTCATCCTTTGTAATTTCTTCGATTCTCTTGCCATAAATAGCCGATGCCATGATTTTGTATACGTCTTCACCAGCTTCAAAGGCTTTTACCAAGTCGTCTTGTTCTGCTAACCACGCCAACGTACGCGCTTCAATCTGTGATGAATCTGAGTCGATCATCAGGTAGCCTTGTGGGGCTTTGATCGCGCCCTTGAGTTTTGAGCCTCTCGGTAAGTTTTGCAGGTTTAGCTTGTCGTCACCGCCCCAACGCCCAGTATGTGCGGCGTAGTAGCGCAGAGGCACCGGTAGGGTTCCACGCTTGGCAATTCCGATAAACCGTTCTGTCCGTGTTTCTTCAATCGTAGATTTTGTGCCTAGCCTTGCCGCTACAAGAGCTTGAACTTCTGCGCGTGGGTGTTCCAGTAGCGCCTTAAACTCCTCATCGCTCTTGGCAAACGCATACGTAAGTTTTCCGTTAGCTGGGCTTTTCTTCATGGGCGGCGTGACACCAAGTTCTTCCAACAGCTTGGCAAACCTTGGATTGCTCATTAGGTCATCTTTGTCATACACACCCAACGCTACTTCTTTAACGCCTATCACGTTTTCTAGGTGCTCTTCCAACGCGCTGAGGTCTAACTCAAGCGTAGGTTCGGTGAACATACGGATAGTCAGATCAATTAACCGCAACTCCGCTGCTGGGAAGTTGTTGCTCATAAGCAAGAATATGGAGTGGGTGAGCTTAACGTCGTTCTTGCAATACTCACCGTAAGTGGCTAAGTGTGCAGGAGTAAAGTCCTGCCGCTTAAGGCCTTTAGCATCCTCTACCTCTGTGCCCTTGACCCCTACGTCATAGTGCGAAGCCAACACCTTAAGGCTTCCGCCCACTTCAGTTCCATGAAGCGCACGCCCCATAGACAGCGTATCTAACCAGCCTTTAGGCCTAATGCCGTAGACCCAGTTCAAAATGGCCCCATCGAACACGGCGTTGTGCGCCAGCGCAAGGGAATTCCCCCAATCGTAGGAGGTCAGGAACTGGCATAGGGTGTCATGGTCGCCGCTACACCACACTGGTTCACCATCGTTTACTTGTACCGCAACACCGATAACTTCAAAGCGTGGGTCACGTATGTACTCTTCTGTTGTCTGCTTGGCAAACCCTAGGTCAGAGGAGTAGTAGGTTTCGAAGTCAATAGTTAATACGTTCACTTGCGTTCTTTGCTCTGTTTAAAATTTCTTCAAGGACTGTTAGGTTGATTTCATTGATGACCAATGCTATGCCCTTTGACTTCATAACATCTGTTAGGTTTTTTACTTGTAGCGCAGTAGGCTTGCCCTTACCCGCCTTGGCTTCAATCGCAACGAAGTTGCCATACACACAGCAGAGGAAGTCGGGTACGCCGCTGTTGCCTAGCCCTGTGCCAATCGGCATAGCGTAGTAGACACCATGTTCTTTAAGAATTGCTTTGATTTTGGCCTTGACCTTGGCCTCAGGAGTTTGTGCCATCTAACCCTCAAATTTGTTTTCAAGCGGTTAGTGTAACCCAGTGATTTGACTTTGTCAACTACTGGCGAAAAAAAGCCACCCGAAGGTGGCTAGGATTTACCCTAACATTTGTTAGGTTGGGGGGCTGATAGATTGCGTGCCCCCCGTCACGCCGTAGGTCGGATAGAGTGCAACTGCTTGCTTAAGGGGAGTCTCTACCCGCAGGAGACACCGTCACATCTATCAGCTAGGTCGTCCCCCAATCTCGGTCCCCGCTATAACGATAGCACGTTTCAAGTACCAATCGGCTTTCATCAAGTCCTGCACTTTGTTGCCTTTGTGCTCGGCACGTACCACGTACTTCACCACGTTGCCAAGGTGAAAGCTCAAGCGTTTCGCCTCAATGAAGTCAATAGTCTCCATGCCGCCTGTTGTGTAGTGCGGGGGGTAATTGACCATATCAGCCTCTGGCTTTGCTTCTGCCTTTGCCTCTACTACGCTAGGTGCGGCGGCTTTAACTCGTGGCTTCGTTGTGCCCTCGGGCTTAGCGGCTTTCATTTTGAATGCGACTTGGTGCACGTATTGCGGCGTCAGCTTTAATGCATCTGCTATTTCTCGTGCTTTCGCAGTCGGATTCTTAGCCATGTACTCACGGATTCTCTGTGCTCTGCTTACTTGTTTCATGTTAACTCCTGTTAGTTTGCTGTCGAACGTACTCGGTAAGAATTTCTCTCATCTTGGCTTGCTTTGTATACGCAAAGTTGGTGTCAAAGTAATCCACCACCTCCTTCGGTAGACGCAAGCTCGTGCAAAAAAGCGCGGGTTTCTTACCAAGACCCCGCCCCTTGCGTTTTGCTATTGGCTTTAGTTCTTCAATTCCTGTCGTCATTTTTTATTTTCCTGTTGTTGGTCGCTACGGTTTCTTTGATTTCGTCTTCCTCCACAACTACCTCCTTGGTTGTAAACCTATGCTCGTTTCCGCATTCCCTCCTACGGATGTACCCAAAGATGGAAGACTTCCTAGTGCCCTTAACATTAGTCCATGCACCACATGTCGGACAATTCATTCCACCCCCTTTAGTCTGTTAAGCGCATACCAAAAAGGCTTAGTGTTAGTGGGACGCCATGCGGTTTTGTACATATCTTCTGAAGCATCAATGTCTTCGCATATCTGTTTAGCGCATTCAACTACTTCAGTTAAATGCACGTACGCTCTAGCTCCCTGCTCAAACCCCATCTCGTATGCTTGCGTCATAGCCTCAATAAGGCGGGGTTCTACTCCTGCTGTCGCAAGTATAGAAACCATGTCTTCTTTTTTCATTGGTCGTTCTTTCCTAACTTACCCACAGCCACACAAGCAGTGCGAGCAAACTTACTAATACTACCTTCGCTATAACTGAGAGCCCACTGCGCCGTTTGAATGGGCCCTGCACTGTTAGGTATGCTTCGGTGCTGGTATTGATGTCTAACATTTGTTAGTTCTCCTCTGTAAGTACTACAAAAATCTCGTCGCTGATACGACAGCCTACGTTCGATACAAAGTGCTCGGCTTCCACTAGCTTGAGAATACCTAGTTTGCCTCGCATCTCTATGGGGAGCGTATTATCATCGTAAAGCTGAACATCTTGTCCAGTCCTGACCAAGTACTTACCCTCGTCCTTGATGATGAGTGCGGCTTTCTCGTTCTCATACTTCTCACGGATTGCCCCGATAGTAAGCATGTCGAACCCCAAGCTGTTAGACTTTTCGATGTTCTTTAGTATGGGTGTACGCTCAGCCTCGGGTAGTCCGTTCACATGCGCCAAGAACAAATGAAACCCAGCCCCCATGATGAACTCGGTCGCCGCATTCCTTGTGTCGGACTCGGAGCTTCGATGCAGTCTGTGCTTTTGATGTGCTTGATCAGCCAACACTTCTGCCGCCGCCTTGTGTGCCTTCCCAATACGTTCGCTAGGGTTAAGTCGGAAGAACATTTTCTTCGCCATCAAGATAGCCTTGTCCACATCGCTGGTGCGGTATGCGGATGTGCGTTCTCTCTTACTGCTAATGCGGTCGTTGCTAAGCGCAATCTTGTACTCGTTTCGGTAGTACTGTCTGCCGATCTTGCCTATCACCTCACCACTATCAATCACTTCAAACCCCGTTGCTCTGAAGCCGCTCCTCTCTGATACTACAAAACGCCACAACGGATTAGCCATTGCTAGCGCCATCACAACTCTGCACATGTCGGTAGGCGGGTTCTCCAGTTTCTCAAACTCATCCATCTGCTTAGATATTTTTGGATGCACCTCCACGTTACTCAACGCAAACAGATTCATACTTACTCCTAGTGATTCACTCATCTGATACTCCTAACATTTGTTACTTCTTACCACTCAAACTTACCCAAGATAGCGTCTACCTTGGACTTCAACTCGCTTCGTGACTGTGCGTCCTCCTTGATGCTCTCGATGTCTGCACCTAGCATGGTCAACTCCAACTGACGGCGTGCTTCCTCCAGCTTAGGGTCGTTGGTCACGTTCAGTTTAGTTAACAGTCCACACAACTCTATGGGGTTAGAGATAAGTGTGTCGTGGTAACGCTTCTTGGAATCATCGCCTTCGATGTCGGTCAGCTTCTCCGACACGCCCACCAACATCTTGTGCAACCTGTCCCACGGCTCACGCATAGCCTCGGCTAACCTATTGCTGTATTGTTGTTCGTAGTCGTTTTTCATTTCCTCTAAGTCATGCGCTGGTATGTCTAGACGGAAGTCGCCAGATTCTGGTAAAGGCTTTACTGCTTTCCTAAACCCGAACTTCAGCTTGACCTCCCCGATGTCGGGATAGTCCTCGGCTTTGTACATACTGCCTAGGTTAGTAGGTGCTTCTGCAACAAGACGCGGGTACTCAATGAAGAAGTTGTTACACATCATGTTGAACGTCTGCTCGAACCCATTGATGGTCTGCTTGTAGTCCATGAACAACGCAGTCGGTAACATGCGCTCACCCTTGTCAGCCCACGGCAACGTGTGCTTGTTGTGATACAGCCGAACCCTCGCCGCAAAATCTGATATGTCTTTGCGTAGGCTAGTACCCGCAAACAGATTCTTCTTGGTCTGACTCGCACCACGAACCGCAGACGCATCGCTGTTCACCTTGTCGGTGATCTCCCTGTCCAACTTGGACGC